CACTAAGTAATCCGCCTGCTAAAATACCTTTTTCGAGTGTGCTTAAACCTTTAAAAGCTGGGCTAGTTAAACTAGCACCCGCCATGTTACCAGTTAATAAGTTTTGGAAGTCAGCCCCTATACTTTCAAAAAGTCCTGGAAGACCTCCACTCGTAACTGTTTTACCACCTGCAGCGTCAAGTATATTTGATGGTCGTAGTAAAAAATCTTGACTAAAAGGGTTGAGTGATTGTAATCCCATACCACCTTGCAGACCTGCACCTTGTAGCATACCCGCACCGCCACGGACTTTTAAAGCACTAATGGCACTTTTCTTTAAACCTCTGCCTTCAGCTAATGAGCCTATACCTTGACCTATGGCAGCACCTGCTGGTCCACCGATAGCGAACCCTACAACAGTCGCTATGTCACGAGTGCTCTTCTTTAAAAACTTGCCTATCTTCTTTATAAAACCCATGCTTCTTCTATTATAAAGGCAAAAATCAAATAATTATAGTGGTATCTCCTTTGTTGACTATGGTCACTTTACCTACTGAACCTGAAGCTTCAAAGCCTTGTGGCTTTTTAGGGGTACTTATGTTCTCCCATTTATTACCCGTATACACTTGTAAAGCTTCTATAGTCGTGTTCCACACTATACTACCCGCATTAAAATTTACCTTGTTTAACGTTTCTCCATCTATTTGTCTAATATTATCGGGATCAAACTGACCCAAGTTAAGTTCAAGTATTCTTACTAATTTATTGTAAGTTAAAGGCGTTACATTATCGCCCATCTCTAATGGTAAATTAGTTGCTAAAAGTTTACTCATCGTCTACCGTCATTCTGTATATCCATCCTGAGTAAACCTAGTCTCCACCCTGTATCATCGTTTGCGTTAGTATCATCATCGTCTGATTCTAAACGTACTACGGCTTGTCTACCTCTGGCTCTAACGTGTGATTGCGTAGTGGAACCGCTTATAGCGTTAGTGCTTGAAGTACTTAGTGACTCACCTGGAAAATTTCTTGTTTTTAATACAATGTTTACCTGACCGCCATTACTATTATTTAAAAACCTAACGTCAGGTATTATTCTTCTTATAAAAGCGAACTGATCACCGTCGCCTATATCAAAATCTGAGCTTTCTATAAATACATCAGTCATAGGATTACCGTCATCGTTATAACCGAACTCGTGTTGATACAAATAATTATCAGCTGTAGCTCTAGGATAATCTACTGTGCCTTGATCAAGCCAAGCTGTACGTGATATTTGACCGTAAGTCCAAACTTTATCAGCGTAATCAAAAACTACGTAACGGTCTATCTCTATACTATCAGCTGAGCAGTAAAACCAACCTACTTCATCAAACTCCGTATTAGTAAACCCAAAAAATTTATGTGCTTGGCTACTGTTTAAATCATCAAATACGTAGCTTAGCACGGTGCACGGTAGTTTTTGTACGTTACCTGTATAAACGTAAAAGTTATCGTAACCCATCCAAAACACACCGTTAGGAGCGACCACTGCCCCGTTAGGCGATATTAAACCACTAGCGTTATTAATTAAATTTAAACCGAAAGTAAAAGGCGGTCCAATAAATTGCATGCTATATAATGCGGTATCAGTCCATACTAATACTTCTTGCCTAGCTTTTACCCCGCCTATGATTTTACTACCTTCAGATAATCTTAAATCACCCGCTGTATTAGTTAGTAAAGGCTCAAACTCAGTGGCACTTTCTTGGTCACCAAAAGCTATTAACATAGGGTCACTTATACCGCTACGTGAACTACCTACTATAGGGTCAGCTCCTAAAACTATTATATGTCTATCAGTTTCTGATACTAATACCTGACTACCTTTAGTAGGAGCTAAGTTACTACCGCTTAAACTAGAAAGTTCTACGGCTCTACTAGTGACTCCGCTACTTTCATCCCAGTAATATATTCCTCCACCACGGACATTGATTAATAAATCTTCACCAAAATGATCGTGTGTCCACAATCTTAATTGATTAGAGTCAGTAAGGGCTGTATTACCGCCCCAAGTACCAGAGTTCCATGTACCACTACCGAAACCTGAGCTGTCTATGTATACATCTAAACCTACGTTTATTTGGTAAGCTCCTACTACGCTACTCCCCCCGTTACCGCTATCACTTGAATTAGCCGTAACAGTACTACCACTAGTATCTTTAGCGGTTATAACGTAACTATTATTATTAGTAATACTAACTATTTGATATTCTTGATTTAAAACTGCTGCGGTTATATTACCACCTAAAGATGCTGCACCGCTAAAAGTAACAAAATCATTTAGTACTGCTCCGTGTGCTGTATCAGTTACGGTTATTGAACTACTACCGTTAGTAGCACTAAAGGTAACATCACCCGCACTAGTAGTAGTACGTAAAGGAGTAACATCATTAAAAGTAGCACCTAGTTCAATATAGTATTTTAAATGTGTACCTAAGCCTAAATATTTAGTACCCTCTAAATCAATCCAACCTATCAAAGCTCTACAAGTACCTAAAAAAGTATTTAAGTTATCTTTTTGCCAACCACCTATTTTTTGTGGTAAACCAGCTTTAAACCTTACTTTATTAACGTCAAACCAACCGCCCTCATTAGAATATGCTGTACCTTCACGCATAATCCCAGGTCTAAAGTTGATTTTACTTATAGCCATTTAAACCTCGTGCCACTCCTTACCTTCAAATAATAAAGCTTCTGCTTCACGTCTGCGTATTAAACCTTGTTTCACTACGCCCCCAGCCTTATTCCACCTTTTTATTTGATTAGGAATATCATCCCAATCTTTATTATTTAACCTTTGTAGGAGCGTACTTGAAGATAAGTTAGATGGTCCAAGGTTGTAAACCCATGATACTAAAGCGTCAAACTCATTCTGTTTTAAATCAGACTCTACCATATCATTTATGTAACCCTCGTACTCACTCATCTCTTCAGTAAGTAATTTATCAGCGTCTTCTTGTTTAATAGTATCGCCTTCTTTTACGCCTTTAGTTGAGCCATAACCTATTGTCCAAACACCCGCAGCACACTTATACGCTTCAAGCTCACAGCCCTCGAATTTTTTTATCAAAGATAATCCTTCTTGTGATATTTTCATATTACTCTCCTTTATCGTTGGTGTGAGACGCTCCGAAATAAAACGAAATAATTGCACTCGCTAATCCCCCTAAATAACCTAACACTAAATTAATCAGTGCTTCACTGTTTTGTTCAGGTGGTTGTAACGTTACTAAAAATATGTAGCCTAAAAAACCACCTATAGTAAATAAGCCTATAATACGAGCAGTCCAATCTTTACTAAACATACCCCTAGCATGTTGTTTTTCTTGTGCTTCAAGTTTAAAAACATCTACATCAAGTTTTTTCATCTGTACTTCAAACTCTTGTTCAGCTTTTTTAAGCTCAATCATTTGTTCTGGTGTTGCATTTTGTACTGCTTTTTCTACAGATTTTTGGTCTGATGGACAACCTAATACTTCAGCTATTTTACCTAAAGCCATATTACCCATAGGTCCAGCTATGGCTGTTCCTAGTGTAGGAGCTACAGCCCCCACTATATTTTTTAATAATCCTTTCATATAATCACCGTTACTACCGCTATAGTTAATGCTCCTATGAAACTAAATACGCCAAACGTAGCCATTTTTATAGTATTGTTTATCGAAGCTATTTCTTGTTTAATATCAGCAAACTCGTTAAAAGCAGTTTTCCAACGTTCTGCGTTTTCTTTTTTAGATACTGCTAAATCTTTAGCTACATCTTGTACTGTAGGAGTTCTCATGTACCTACTTTTTTCTGTGCTGCTTTATGTGATTCAGTAAAAGTTTTACCATTCTTCATCATAGTCGCCATCATTTTCATATGTTTTTTAGTATGATGAACAGAATGATCTTTCATTAAATTTTGTTGTCTAGTATTAAGACCTGATATATCTACGCCTTTAACAGTAACTTTTTTAGTTTTCTTTTTACTGCCAACACCACCATCACTAAGTTTTAATCTATTTATTTTCATAATTACCTTACCGTATATATTTTTAAATAATCTTTTTTACCCTTTACTTTTATAGGATCTAATAATTTTAACTTAAAATCACAACTTTTTTTAGTATTTTCTCCTATTAATAAATCTACGCCTACTTCTTTGGTTGCTGATTCAAGTCTAGCAGCAGTATTAACAGCGTCTCCTATAGCACTGTAATCAAACCTTGTATCACTGCCCATGTTACCTATTACAGCTTCACCAGTGTTAATGCCTATACCTATTGATATAGGTTCAGGTAATTCTTTTTGTAACATACGTATACCAGTGCGTATATCTTGAGCACATGTTATAGCTCTTAATTCATGATTATCTAATTCTAATGGGGCATTAAATATAGCCATACATGCGTCGCCTATAAATTTATCTACCATACCTCCGTGTGCCTGAATACAAGTTACTTGTACTGTTAATACTTTGTTCATTATTTCAGTTACTTGTTCAGGTGGTAGTTTTTCACTTAAATTAGTAAAGCCTCTAACGTCAGTGAATAAAAACGTACAACGTCTAGTTTCCCCGCCTAACTTCAATAAATCAGGATTATTCTGTAAACGTTTTACTTGACGCGGGTCAAGGTAGTGTTCAAACTGTTTTTTAATTAGTAAACGTAATTTATATTGTTCTCTAAACCTAAGGTAAAAAGCTAAAGCCCCGCTTATAAACTGGCTAATAAGAGTCCAAGTAACGTCTATAAGTAAACCTTTACTAATTAAATAGTAGCCCCCTAAAGCCGTTACAGACGCCGTAAGGAAGCTTAATACTAACCCCCATGTAATACCTAGTTTTATTAATAAAAACCAAACTAAAATAACTGTAGTCAATAATATTAATAACTCAAGAGCTAAAGCCCAATCAGGTATGTAAGGACTATTTTCAATAAGGATACTTTCTGATAATGCTGCTTGTATTTTGTGTGGTTCTAGTAACCCAACTGGAGTAGCAACTTGTGGCATAACGCCGTTAGCTGTTATACCTACAAACACAAACTTACCGTTTACGTTCATTTCTTGTAAATCTGTTTGAGGCGTATCAACCCAACTAATCCACTTACGCCCTAAGCTGTCGGTTTTAACTGGTGGTAAACCCCTAACCGCTATTTCTTGTATACCGTTTTCGTTAGTAGTTATTATGTAAGTGGGTGTATTAGTAAGAACTTTTAAAACTTGAGTCCCAAAAGAAGCTGACCAACCGTCTGGTGTTTTAAGTAACAGGGGAATCCTCCTTACTAATTGATCAGCTTCAACGGGAGCTATGGCCATACCTTGAAGTATTTTATCATAAGCATTATAATTTTCTTTTACACCGCTTACCGATATACCGCCAGTATCTTGACCTTTTATAACTGTACCTGTAGTTTTAGGGTATAAATTATTAGGTGTTTCAAAAGTAGCTAAAACACTAGGTGCATAACCTAAAGACCTAGCAAAGTCTTCATCACCACCTAATCTATCAGCTTGTGGAAAAGATATAACCCAACCCACACCTAACGCCCCCTTACCCAGTATTTCTAACTGTATATCTGCTAATCTTTTTCTAGGTAAAGGGTAACCACCCTCACGTTCAATATCTTCTTCAGTAATGTTAAGTATCATAAAATTACCGCTGTGCTCTGGTGTTTTTATCAATGCATCAAAGGTTTTTAGTTTTAATATTTCAGTAGGTGTACTTTGAAATATTAAGGGTAAAGCTAATATTAACAATAAAGGTATTACATATTTTTTCACATTAACTGCTCTGTTTAATAGTTATAACTGAGTCACCACCACCGTTTATTTTAACTGTATTAGAGACACCATCTTGTATAAATATAACTGTGTAACTACCTTCTACATTTAAATCAACTCTAGCAGTTTCACTCACTTTTCTACGTAAGCTTATAGTTTGACCTGTTATTATAGTAGTTATTTGAGTGTTAGCGTCTTGACCTATTAAAGTTCCGCTTACGTTGATACCTGTAGCTAAAGCTAATTGATCTTTTTCCTCTTCTATAGCTAATACGTCAAGAATATCAAGTAAGTCTTCTAAAAAATTTACATCTAAATAGTTTATGTCTAGTTCTGTAAATTCTAAACTGTTGTCATCTAAAAAATCTTCAGCTAAGTAATCTATATCTAAATCATTAAAATCTAAAAAATTATTAGTTTTTACAACATTAGCTTCTTCTGTTAAAACTTGTTCCTCTTTAGGCGGTGTGACTATTAGCATGTTATCAATAATATCTAAGCTTAAATCTAATATGACTGGTTTACTAGGTGCAGACTCAAAAACATTTACCGTAGTAGCTTGATAAGGTTTATTTAGTATAACTGTACCCATAGCGGTAACTACCTCTATTTCACCGCTTGATAAACCCAAAGCGTCTGGTAAAAGTATGATTAAACTTCTACCTAGTTCATCTACAGTAGCAGTAAAATCTGTGCCACGTATAGCGATATTCGCTGTAGGTGTGCTTAGTTTTATGTTCTGTTTATCTATGCGGTTTAAGTTACCCGTTATAAACCTAGCTGTACCTAAAGCAAAGTTAAGAGACATTTTTGATTTACTAGGGTCAGGGTCATAGATATATTCATCTATGAGTAGTTGTGAGTGTTCAGTAAGTTTTACTGTAGATGCATCTAAAAAAGTAATAGCCATCCTACCATCAGTAGTAATAGCTTCATCATTGCTTTGTATAGCAAATTTAAGGTCAGCCTGATAAGGTTTATCCCTTACTATTTGAGCGTTACCTCTTAATTCAGAAATATCCCCTATATCAACAGCTTGTGCTTGTACCTTGGTCGTTTTGAATGACGCAAACAGTACCATTATTACCGTTAGAAATAATCTTGAGCCAGTCATTATCTTGTGTACTCAGTTGTTGTATGTTAAAAGTTCTACTGTTACCTGTTTGATCTAAATAAAAGTAAGCACCAGCATAACCAGAACCTGTAAAGTTTACTGTATTGCTATCACCGTCAACATCAACATAGTTAGTAGCACCATCGTAATTTATATCAAAATCAAAAGTGTTACCGTCACCCTGTATAATCCAATCTAAATCTAACGTAGCAGCAAGAGCACTTGTACCGTGGTCTAATGTAAAGGTATTAGTACTACCTGTTACGCTTACGTTGTAATTAGAACTGTCAATACCGTAAGTATCAGTAGGGTCGCCCTGTATAGTAAAAGTGTTACTATCACCGTCAAACTCAAAAAAGCCTGTAATACTATCACCTAGTATGTCACCTAAAAACTTATTTGTGTCTCCTAATTGATTTATATCAAGTGTTAGACTTAACCCATCTAAATCTAAAGCAGTTAAACTGCCCGCTGCAGAATTTAAACCACCTATTATATTACCAGAACCTAACTGTTCTAAATCTATATTAGCTGTAGCTCCACTTTGGTCAACATGTATTTCATTATCAGCCCCGTATATTGTCGATGCACTCAGCATCACAATCAGGCTTATCAATATCGATTGTTTCATATTTTTCCTCCCAGAAACCTTTATCATACCCTATTTTTATAATTTCTAAAACTCCGCTCTCTATAGCTCTTAAAAGTGCTAGTGTAGTAATTTCATTTTGAGTGTCGCCCATCTCTATTTCTACTAGCTCTGTACCCGCTTCAATGAACTTAAATACGTCTTGTGATTGACCGTAACTATAAATTTCTTTACTTACTAAAACATCTATAAGGACTTCACCCGTGGCTACACTAACCATACGTAAAGATACGGTAATATTATCTATTCTGTATTGTTTACTAGTGCCTATGCCTAAATACCTAGCTCCTATACCACCACTTTTAGTATTGGTGTCATAACCTATCACTGCACCTTCCACTAAAACACCAGCGAATAACAAAGGCATAAGTGGTTTAGCTCCGTCCTTATCTTCATTTTGTTCTCTAGCTGAACGTATTAACTGTCGTTCTTTAGTTAAGTTATCTAAGCCTACTCTTTCAGCTACTCTAAAAAATTTACCGCCTGAAGCATTTTTAAGCGAACGTATTAATAAATGATTAGGAGCTTGTGTCAAAGCTGTGCTAAATAAAGCGAACTCACTATTACTTTTACGCTGACCTGTTTGATCGGTAAAACTATTAGGGTAAACTGCTACCACTATAGGTATTTTAGGTTCTGCTACGTTATACAGCTCCTCAGACTGTGCTTGTAAAATACTTGGTAAAGTTTCAGCAGTTGTAAGACTTTTATCTACAGGCGTAAGGCTACAACTAGAAAGTAAAATTACCAACGGGTAAAGATATAGTCGTAACATTCCCATCTGCATCTGTTATCGTTAAAGTTATTATTCCGTCAACAACACTATATTTAATAGTGTTGCCTTCAAGGGTTAAAGTACCCTCTGTACTGGGCGTTTCCCCAAATAAATTTTCTACCAGCTGTCTAGAAAGCTGTGCATAGATACGACTTTCTAAATTCCTTATAAATCTAGCGAGTGTAGTGTTTTCTTTATCTCTTTCTATTTGTTCTTGTAGAGCTTTTATTTCTGCTTTAAGTGCCTCTTTACGGTTGAACTCTTGGTTTTCTATCGTGAGGTAGTGTGAACTAGTGTTTAAACCACTAAAGCTAGGGTTTTTGAATTTAAAAGTTATAGTGTCCGCCCACAAAGGATTAGTTAAAATTGCAAGAAAAAAGAAAATACAGAGAAACCCTGCGATTCTATATATCCAAATATTGTCGTCAGTCTTTCCTTTGGTCATCTCTGTCAGCCTTAGCTATTTTATTACTATCAATAAGTTGCGGGACACCTAAAATAGTTTTAACTAGTGTATCCTGCCTTATTATTTCGTTATCTAAACTCCTAACTCTATCTATCAATGCTACTAATATACCGTGTTGAGAGTCAAGTTTAGTACCTAACCTTTCTTCTAATGCTGATATTTGACCTTCTACTTTTTCATCAACAGTATCAAGTTTAGTCTCCATGCCATCAACAATACGCATAATAAGTTTGTATATAAACCAACCTAAACCTACGGCAGCTGCGATAGGAAAACCAACCTCTTGTATAAGAGTGACAGCACTTTCCATGCTGTTTATTTAACTTTGGTTTTCTTAACTCTTTTTATGGTGTAGGCTTCATTAACGTCAGGCGTTGATTTATCATCAGCTACGTAATGTCCTTTTTTGTTTCTAGCTCTTACTTTTACTCTTTCGGTGCCAGTAACTTTATCCCATATATTTTTAAAAAAGCTCATATTACTTACTCTCTTCTTCTTTTTCTTCAGAATCCTGTATAGCGTCTGTTTGTTCGTCAACATTTTCTACAACAGTATCAACCACATTAGAAACAGAATCACCTACTGTATTTACAACAGCCCCAGCGTCATCAATTACAGCAGTTGTTATATTACCTGCTGTAGTGACTGTTGAATCTATCACGCTAGTAGTTAAATCTTTACCGCCTTCTATAACTGCCCCTATACTTGCACATGAAGCTATAGAAACACCTAAGACTATAATTATTGAATGATGTTTAATTATTCTTGATATTTTCATATTACTTGTCCTTTGCCCTTAGCACATTTAATGCACACCAATCTATTACTTTGTATAAGTAACTAAACCAATGGTCATCTTTTGGAGTAGGTGTTATTGCTGCTATAACTGAAGCTATAGATATAATTGCAGTTACCCACATTAATATATTAAGTATCGTCATTTTTATCCTCCTCTGGATTATTTAAGACTTCATCTGCTTTTTCTTTAGCAGACTCTATAAATGCGTTTTGAAACACACTTAAACTGGCGTTAATTTGGTCAAGTTCAAACTGTATGCGTTTTTGTTTATTGGTTAAATCTAGTATTTGACTATGAAAATATTGTTGTTCGTTAGTAAGTTCGCTTACTTTAATTTCTTTGTCATCAATCATAACTACTGGTTCTTGCGTAGCCATATTAAGAGCTCAATACTTTTTGTACAGAAGTTGGAGTAACTTTTTCAGCTATACTTGCGTCTAGTCCAGCTTTCATATCAGTTACTGTGTCGCTACCTAATGCAGCTTCTACCCAGCCTTGCACATCACTATTAGTAAGACTTGACCAGTTTTTAAAATTAGATAAGTCAGATGTATCTAATGACTGTGTACCATAAGAAGATACTGTCCAATTATTGCCATCACTATCTTTATTAGTGTCGTCTGTTGCAGTAAGTCTCCAATGTACGTTGTAAACCACATTTGATTTACCGCTTTTAGTTGGGTATGTATCACAAGTTTTACAGTCCCAAGAATATGATATTGCCATATTATTCTCCTTTTATCCTATTTTTACTGCAACTAAAGGTCTGCCATCACTTTGAGTTGCCCATATTTTTCCTACACATAATTGATATTCTTCAAATGTAGGATTTGATTTAGCTACACATTGTATAGCTGTTCCATTTGCTTGTGGATATACATAATCACCCACATTAAATGAACCTGTTATATTTACTGGTACTTGACCACTAAATGCTATTCTGTCATGTTTTTGTCTTTCTATTTCTGCTTGTTCATCTGATAAACCTAAACCTACATCACCCCAAGTATCTCCACCAACATATGATGGGTCTGTAGATTTAATAACAAAAGAAATAGAATTATTAAATACATCTGTTAATTTGCCTGTAGAATCTACACCACAAACATCACCTTTTGCTATAGTTCCACAACTATCAGCTTTTTTCATGTATTCGGCGTAGTCTGCACCTGAAGCGTTTATAGTTCCACCAGCATTTATTGAACGACCTGTTGTACCATTTCTACCAACCCTCATTGCTGTATCAGTAGTATTCCAGTTTTCATTAGAAACTCTAAAGACTGCAAAATTTCTATTTCCATTACCATTAGTTGTAACAGTTAGTGTTCCATCAACACAAAGTTTTGCATCATCAGTATTTGAAGAACAACCAATATTTAACTCTCCATTTTTATCGAGTCTCATTCTTTCAGTTCCAGTCGTATTGTTTGCTGATGCTGTAAAAAATTTGATGTGAGAATCCGCACTAGAACCAGTTATAGTAATACCACCATGAGATTTACTAGTATTTACAAAAGTACCTGTGTTGGGGTCTCTTTGTGTATTTAACTGTAAAGAAGTACTATCAAAATCTACAAAACCACCATCAGTTGTCCCACCTAATAAGAGTTCTCCTGCGGATTGACTACCATCTCTTCTTATACCTGTATCACCTTGTATGGTAGTGACTCCATCGTTAGCAATTTTAAGTCTTTCTGCTAAACTATTATTATTACAAGTTTCAAAAATTAAATTACTTTCTGTTGTGCTATCAGAGTTCCAACTACTAGCACCCTCTGTTCTTATTCTAGCTGCATCTACTAAAGCGTTATTGTCTGACCTTTCAGATTGAAAAGTTAATCCAGAACCAAAACCACCAGCTTGTGAGTTTGTTAATGTTAATCCCCCAGTATGTGCTGATGCTGAATGAGTCATAGTAACTAATCCAGTACTAGGAATACGCATTACCTCTGTACCAGCAGTTTCAAAAGAATGATAAGGTGCAGCACCAGCTTCTGTATCTTGTGCATCAAATACTACACCAGCATCTTGTTGACCACCACTAGCAGCAGTTTGTATTGATAAACCTCTGCTTGCATTAGCGTTACCAGTTATAATTACTTGTTCTGAATTTACCGAGCCATTTATATGTAGTGGTGCATCAGGACTACTCGTTCCTATTCCAACTCGTTGGTTTGATGCGACTCTTAATGCTTCAGAACCACTAGTAACAACTCTAAATGTATCATTATCATTAAATCCAAAAAATGTGTTTGAATCTCCTGCATGAATTATATTTGAAGTGATTGTTACATCAGCACCATTTACAGTTAAGTTACCATTAAAAGTAGCTGCACCTGCATTTGACATATCCAGAATAAGGGCATTAATTGTTGAGCCACCATCATTACCTTGAAAAAATATATCTTGGTCTTGGACGGGAGAATAAATCATAAAATTAGTATTTGAGTTATAAAAATTTCCATAAGTAGTTCCACCATCTTTTAGGAATATTTCTCCATCACCATCAGCATCAAGAATTATGTCTCCACCAACATCTAGTGTTAAATCGCCACTATCAGAAATAGTAGAACCATTAATTGTTATATCGTCTACTGTAAGAGTAGTAAGAGTTCCAAGACTTGTAATATTAGTTTGTGCTGCATCTGATACTTTTAAATTAGCAAAAGCATCTACCATAGCTGCACCTGAGCCAGCTCCATCAGAATAAATAGCTTTTACTTCTCCTGCTGGTACAGTTACATTAGCACCACTACCTTGCGATATAATTATGTTTTGTGAACCTGATGTTCCGTTTTCTATAAACCAAAGTTTAGATACTGTATTTGGACCGATAGTAATAGTACAAGCTGAGTCTAGTGTGCCTGTGTATTTGAGATATAGACTTCTTCCAGGGTCAGTAGAACCGTCTGCTATAGTAGTGGTATGAGTATCGGCGTTAGTAGTTATCGCCTCTGTACCAAAGCTAAAAGCCTCAGCTATTAATTCTAAATTAGTATTAGTGCTTGTGCCCCAAGTTCCTGCTTCGTCACCTGTCGCTATTTCTTTTAATCTTAAATCATTTACGTATGTTGCCATAATTCACCTATGCTGCTTCTTCCTCCCAATTAGTAGTTTGACTATCGTCAACCTCAGTCCAGTTAGGTGTCTGACTATCGTCAACACCACTCCAGTTAGGAGTTTGACTATCGTCAACTAAGCCCCAAACTGTTACGTTTGGTGACCCTGCTGTTATTACTAACCCATCTAGAATAACAACACTCTTACCAATTATACCTATTTCTCCCAGAGAAGAAACTCCTTCTACTCCAGATATAGAAACTACGTTCTGAGTCCTAGTGGTAACACTACCTAAAGCTGACGTTGAAGCGGATAAAGTAGGTGAAACATTAGCGTCTGCTACGGTAGTTAATGTACCTAAACTGCCTGTACCAGATAAACCTGTCGTAAGTATGACACTACAATCACCAGATATCGAAACTGAAACATTACCTAAAGTGGCTGAAACTGCAGGACAACCTACGTTAGCTGTTCCTTTAGCTATTATAGTGCCTAATGCGGTAGTGCCTGCTTGTCCGCTAGGTGTAACGTTAGCCTCAGCTACTGTACTTACACTACCCAACGCTGAGGTAGAACTTACACCACTTAATGAGAAGTTAGCGTCACCACTTATAGAGGGAGTGCCTACGGATGAAGTACCCGCTTGACCGCTAGGTACTACATTAGCCTTACCTACCGTTGAAACTGAGCCTAACGCTGAAGTAGAAGATAAACCAGTAACGGTAACTTCAGCTTTAGCTATGATAGTTGGAGTGCCTAAAGCACTAGTAGAACTTAAACCTGATAAAGTAAGATTAGCTTCAGCTACTACACTTACTGAGCCTACGGCTGATGTTGCACTTAAACCAGTTAAGGTTACGGGTAATTCACTGCTCCATGCACCTTCACCCCAAGTGCCTCGACCCCAGCCGTTTATTATAGCCATATTTTAGGCTATACGTATAATCGCCGTGCTTGCTGCTGCTGCGGGAAACTGTATTGTAAAGTCACCAGCTGTTGAAGTTTTATCTCCACCAAAGTCGATAGAAGCTACTGCTTTATTACTTTGTGAGCTATTATAAATTAAACAACCTCTAGCAGTAATAGTAGCTGTACCAAAAGTTAAATCACTAAAATCTGTAAAACCTGTGGTACCACTTGACGTAGGTGTCACTGCTGTTAAATTAGCACCACCAGAAGTGTAGTTAGTACCACTTGCTTGTCCTGTTGTAGTAAAAGCTGTAGTGGTAGCACCTAATGTAGCTGAGCTAGTGTATAATGCTAATTTAAAAGTATGACCAGAACTGGCAGTAAAGTTATGTGTAGCTGTCAGCAGTTCCTTTTTAAAACTAGTTACTAATGTTGATGATATCGCCATTATTTAATCTCCTTTAAAATATTAGCTAAATCTTTATTACCTTGTTTGATCAACGAGTTACTTATAGTACAACGTTCACTGTTGATCGCCTGTTTAATATGATATAGTATTGTTTCGTAAATAGCAAGTTTATAAGCTTCAGCTTGTTGCCTAATATGTGGTGCTGCATTTTCCGATATTCCGCATATTCTAGCTGTAGCTCTTTCTGCCCAGTACTCCGCTGAATGACCTTTATTATTTTCAGTAGCTACCGTTATTAAACCTAAACCACTTTCTGAATTATCTAACATTAGTATCTTTTAGCCTCAGGTGGTCCGTCCATAACCGTTCTAATTTCAGTTATATTTTTAAGTTGTTCCTCTCTTAGTTTATCGTTATACCAAGATAGTTTAACCTGTCTGTATGTTCCCTCAGAATCTATTATTAATATATCTGGGTCATCAAGTCTATGATAACCATACAACCTTTCCTCTATAGGTGAGTTAGTATCTAATAAACCTGAGCGTGGTGCTACGTTGATAATCATACCAGCCTCAACACATTTAGCTAACCAGTACTCACAACAACCTTTACCAGCTTCGGCAAAGTGTACGTTACCTTTATAACTAAAATCTATACCAAATAAATTTAATGCTTTAACTTTATTATACAAAGCAAAAGCAAAAGCATACGGTATGGTGTTATTAAAGTAAGCACAATCAGTAGCCTGAGCTACTTCTTCTAAAGGGTAGAGTATAGCTGAAGGTACTCTTTCATCGAGTGTGCAGGTGTAAATAGGTACTTTGTTTTCAGGCAACCATCTACGCATTATACCTGTTTGAGTTCCTGCGTCGTCAGTATCTAAAAACCTACTTGGTGGGTCTAACATGAAGACTCTATCACATTTAGTGATAGCCCCCATACAATTTATTCCCCAAACTTCATCGTAAACATTTGAGTGTATTAAACTTAGGTGAAAGTCTAGCTGACTCTCGCCCATAGCAACTATGGCAATACTCTTGCCTTCTAATTCTTTTTCTATCATGACTGGGGTGTTCTCCGTACTTCATCGTATCTATTTTGGTCTCGGGTAGATTTACCCTCACCAAGATTTTTAAGTGTAGCTATAGCCTCTTGAAACCTTGCCTCATAAACTGGTGTTGTTTCAAAAGTTTTCAAGTAAGTATTAGCTTCTACTAAACTGCCGTATAACATAGCGTTTACTGCATTAGTAGAGAGCCAAGTGCTACCTGTGGCTGTAGCGGTTAGCGAAGTTGGTCTATAAAAATAATGTAACTCAAAGTTATAATTTGAATCTGGTGTAGGGGCTAGTATAAAACTATTCTCATCAAACTCTGCGTAATATTTAGGTTGTGCTGTAGTTCCTTCAGCAGGAGTAAAATCACGTATAAATGATACATGTTTTAATTTTAACATGTGATATTTATTACTTGAATCTATTACAGCTAAACTAAAAGGTGATAAAAAATCAGTGGGCATAGCTAAGTAAGTATTACTAGCTGTACCTGCACCTGTTACATTTTTTCTAAATACATCAAGCTGTACACTTTTTAATATACGCTCTTCTGCACTTTTTATAAAGTCTGGTAAATGTGTTACAAAACTTGACTCAGTGCTTTCTGCGTAATCTTGTATAGCTGTTTTTAATGATGATAAAGTCCAACTCATGGTATTATGTTACTATAGTTACGCTTCCTAGACTAGCCTCTAAAGTTTGAAGATCAAAACTTGAGCCTATAGGATCGTTGTGACTTATATCCATCGAGGGGGCACTTATACCTAATGAGTCTTTAGTGTTTTCTGTTCTTACTATACCGTACCCTGTGGTTGGGGCGGGTTCTGTAGGTCTAGCTTGCCTTAAAGCCTCAGGGTCAACAGGTTGTAATATAGGTTCTAATTGTGGGTGTTTAGGCTCAAAACATTCAGGACAAGTTTTTAAACCGTTCCACTCTTTTTTAAGTTCTGTATATTTATAAACAAACCCACATCTATCGCATCTAGCTCTTGATTTTTTACCTGCAGCATAAGCCATTATTTTTTCTTCCTACTTTTTCTTATAGCCTCTTTACCTTTTTTAAATATACTAGCTACAAAAGTTTTACCCATCACCTTAGCCCTTTGTTCACCTACCGTAAGTATTTGTATTTTACGTGCAAAAGGTTTTTTAATCTTTTTTACTTTAGCTACTGTTTTTCTAGCATCTTCTGGTGTAGCAAATTTTATACTGACTGTATCCTTAGGGTTTTCATCAGTGTATAATCTTCTACCACTACCTTTAGGTTTTTTACCTGTACCTACTTTAGGGTCTCTACCTTTTTTTCTTGGCACGTCTTTTTGAACCTCTTTTAGCAGCACTCATTTGAGCTTTGGTGGGTGCACCTTTAGCACCTTTTTTACGCATTTTTTCACCTGAACCTGCTTTGATTCTTTTACGTTTAGCGTGTATATTAGCCCAAAGACCTTTTCTATGCGTAGGCATTAATAACTGCTCCTAGCAGGTGTTAATCTTAATGAAACTCTAGGTGAGTCTTCATCTGCTGCTAATTTAAAATCTTGTTCGTATTGTTGTTTTAATAAACCCACTCTCTCAGGGTTCTTTTTCATAGCTATATAATAAGCTAAACCGCTAGTTAAACAGGGCATGAATCTTGAAGGTATCTCAGGATCCTCAGCTGAGGTACTAACGTCATCTATACGTTGTACATTATAACTAATTAATTTATAAGTAGACGCTGTATCTGGTGTTGGCCATAGCTTTACTACCGGACTAATTTGTCTATCTACAAAATACTGTGTAGGTCTGCCCTTAGCATCTTTATCTGGTATGTTTAAGTATTCACTTCTACCTATACGTTCTATCTGTAAATCAGTATCGTTACCTGAGTCGGTTTTTCTTATTACGGCACTTAATATATCTATATCAAAACTATTAAAAGTATAACTAGATGTACCAGCCGTTAGGTTAGTAGTTACTTGCTCTATAGTCCAGAGATTGACACCTCTGTTAGACCAATCGGCGAACATTATATTTAATGAACGCCGAGCAGTCTCTGCGTCGTACCCAGTTCTAAGTTCAATACCTGCTAGTTCAAAAGCTTCTTCTATAGCGTCAGCTATACTTAATGAAAAAGTTTTAGTACCAGAGGTTGCCATTATTCATAATCCTTTATACAGTGTAGGACTATTAAATAAGTATCGCCTGAACTATGCCCAGTAGTTGTAAGTAGTAAGTCTCCATTTTTACCAGAGCCTGCTGTATTTTGTAAACCACCAAAGGGTCCAAAATCTAAAATACCGTCGGCACTAGGGTTTAACTCCATACATAAAGTGTTACTAGTAGCATTCCAGAATAAACCTATTTTAGTAAAGCCTAATATTGAATAATAAACTTTATTTAATTTTACTCCTGTACATGCTGCTCCGTCACTTTTACGTGCTGTTAAACTACTCACATCTACTTTAGCGACGGCACTTTCACCAGTACCGTCACTAACATTAGTCAGCTGAACTATAAAATCTTTATCACCATCTAAAATGGTTGTTGATGTTACTGCATCAGCCATAGTTTACCTCCCTTACGCGTCTGCGAATGGAGTAACCACAGTACCAGAAGCAAGGTTAATACCTTCTACTGCGTATTTGGCTGCACCAATAGCGGTTACTTTAATAATAGTACCAACTATACCACCTTTTGTAGTACCGTTTAACGTGATAACGTCATTACTAGCACCTGAAAAGAATGTTTTACCTGCTGCGTCACTTTTGCCCATGTATAACCCACCGACGAACTTATCAGTTCCGTCAGTTTTGATATCTAAGTCTGTAGCTGCAGTTTCTATAACAAAAGTAAAAGTAGCACCTAAGTTATTTAACTGGTTAGGATCATCATCTCTGCCAGGAGCAGTAGCTACTATACTAGGTAAAGTGAACTTACCGTCAGCGTCATTACAAGTAAGAACCTTACCTGAGTGTGCTTCTACTGTTAAAGATGTGTCTGCAGTCAAACTAACTACGTTAGCATTACCTGCTGAAATAAAACCAGCTAAAGATTTAACTGGTCCTGAAAATGTCGATTTTGCCATATTAAGTCTCCTTAATTTATCTATCGTCTTGGCTTGTCTGCTAGGTCAGTCGATAGATTGTTAATATTCCTAGAATTTAATTCTAACTTAATTACCCCCAAAAAGAAAGGGAGCCGAAGCTCCCTAACTTAACGTTTATAATAAACGTCACCCCAAACATTATGCTCCTGGTGAACCGTAAATGCCTCTCCAATCACTAAATCCGAAAGAATATCTTTCTCTAGCTTTGTATCGTACATTTCCAGTTTCGAAGTCTCCTTCCATACCAGTTGACATTGGCGACCTTACGAAGTGTTTTAACCCGTTAGGAGCGTCAGTCTTAATGAAGAAAGCATCAGTATCTGTAAGATAATGATTTACAACGTAACCTTCTGGGAACATACCCATGTTTTTCATTGCGTTGATGTCATTATCAGAAGTATTAACTCTTCCTGGAGATTGTAATATTCTCTCAGCCACAAACTGTAGTTGTGGTGGAATAATTAATTTTCTTGCTTGTACATTTACTTTCAAGCCTCTTTCATCTTTATAAGCTGAAATATCAATTAAAGCATTTTCTAATGAAGTTTCATTCAAGTCAGCTGCAGTGCTTGGCTCATTCGCCTGATCGCCACCTGTTAAAGATGGGTGGTCAGTTGTCATGAGTGGTTTACCGTCGCCTCCTGGGAAGGAAGTTGAGAAACCATTATTAAGTACATTTGCTGCTTTCACTTGCTTAGTATTAGCCATTGATCTAGCTAAAGCTCTTGTGTATCTTGAAGAAAGACTATCATAAAGATTATCTTCAATAGCCTCTTCTGTTAACGCAAACGCTAAAGCTACAGTCTCGTGGCTGTATCTAGCTGTGAAAGTTTCTTGAGCTGTGTCATAAGATACCGCAGCACCCTCACCTTTTACAGGAGCTTGCCCGAAACCTGATAACATAACTTCTTCTTCAAACGCTCTATCTGAATTTTCAGTATCAAAAATTTCAGCATGTTCGTTCTCGTACCTATCGTACTCAAGACCAAAAAGTGCATTTAGTCCTGGTTCGAGTTCTTTTACTAATTGAGCTCTATTAATTGCCATCTATATCACCTTTTAGTCGTTACCGAAAGTAGAAGCTGGGAATATAAAGTAACCTCTAGCAAACTCGCCTATAGAGTTGTTCGGGTTATCCACGAAAGCAACTTGTTTAGCGATGCCACTATTGGTTGTAGTAGTCACACCTTCTTTTGAACGGTTGTTGTTAGTATCACCTGCAGTTGTAGAGATTGTATGAACTTTACCTATATCGGCTTGAGTTGGAGTACCTGTGTACTGTGCCTCATAAACAATATTAGGGTCAGCATATACAAGAGCTTTAGCATCTGCAGAACCTAGCGTAGTTGTGGCGCTTGGCCATTTTCGTGAGAAAATGATTTCACCATCTGTCGCTGTATATTCTACACCATAAAATACGCCTAGCGGTGCGTCTGTCGCCCCAGCTTGTAATACATATCCACTAGCAAGCTTCACTACATCGCCTGAAAAAATATCACCTGTAGCTCCACTTTGGATAGCAAACTCACTAGGTCTAATAGTACCGCCTGACATATGATACGCTGGTGTAAAACCATTTGGATCATTGACGTTAGCCATAATTAATCACCTTTTATTATAAGTTTAAATACAGCGGATTTAACTTCCATCAAATCCACTACCTTTTCCAAAGGTAACTTGCGTTGTTCTATTAGGTTTACTAATAGGCATCGCATCGTTACTTTCTCGCATCAAATTATTGTCTACTGCCTCCATTTGAGCATTAGCCAAGTTGGCATAATATTCTCTTCTTTGTTGAACAGTTTCCATGGGCATTTTAGCGAGTATCAAGCCACCAACTCCTATGACTCCAGCGTGTTTACCGTCCTCGATAGTAGGTGCCTCAAACTCTGGATGTTCCTCAGCTCTCACTGGTTCCCATCCCTCACGTATACGTTTTGACATATTCGCTTGGTCTAATTGTCCTACCATTGATTCACGTAACCATCTGTAGACATAACCCTCTGGTGGGTTAGGTGCGTCTAATAATGACGGTGGGCTCCATGGTTTTCTACGAGTATTATTTTCTCGAGTAGATGCAGATCTAGGAGTTCGATCTGTTTCAGTAGTGTTATTTTTATCTACCATTTTTTTCTCCTTTACTTAACATGCTTAGCATATTCTTCTAGTGGCACACCTAATCTCTTTGCTATTGCTACTTGACTCGGTGTGAGTTTTACTTTTCTACGTGACCTAGCTCTAGTGGTATTAGCACCTCTGCTTGAACCAGTTACAACTTCGTTCACGTTACCTTGTGAAGTGTTACCTAATTTATGAGGAAACGCTTCTTTTAACCTTTTATCTATTTCTGAATAATATTCATCAGATGTAGGGTCAAAACCTTCTTTCTCAACCAACTCTCTATGAAAAGCAAAAGCTGAAGTAGTCATGGCTATGTCGTCACCAAACCATTCGTTACGACTTGCCCACTCTTGAGCTTTAGGATCAGGTTGAGGAGTTAACGCAGGTTCAGGTAAAGGTTGGGGTTGCCCTTGACTTTGAACTGGTTGCTCTACAACTTCCTGCTCATCATTAGTCTGTCGAGACTGTACCCTAGAGAGAGACTCTTGTTCTACGGCATACTTAGCGACTTCCTTTTGAGCTTGTAGCATGGCATCTGTATCACCAGACTCATAAGCTTTTTTGTAGTCAGACTCTGCTGCCTTCAACTGAGTTTCTACTCTAGCTGAGTATTCATCATAAAGGTTTTTATCTGTTTTTGAAAGGGTGTTTTTAGTTTTATTTAATTCTTCTTGTATACCTTTAGCGTATTCAACTGCTGCTTGTTCTCTTCTTTCAGCTTCTCGAATCTTGTAGGTTAGTTTATTTATTCGTTTTTTAACACCGTCACTATAGTCTTCTATTTCTTCGTCAGATGATTCTTGTTTTTTATTTTCTATTGTTTCTGGTTCTTGTTCTACTACGGCTCCTTCGGAATCATCATCACCTTCTGGTTCAGGTAATTCTACTTCAGTCACCTCTTCGTTATCTTCAACTTGTTGCATAGCTTCTTCTGCCATGTTTTTTCTCCTTATGTGCGTGATTAATTAAGCTGATTGAATATCTTCAGGATTATCAATAACAGCTAGTATTTCATCATCGTTTAATAAACGCAGTTCACCACCCTCAATTTTGAGTCTAGCACCTGCATACCTGCCAAATATCACCCAGTCTCTAGGCTTACACCAAGCTCCGTCAGGAAACTTAGATTCATCTTTATAAGCGTCGGGACCAAGCGATACTACGAAACCAACATTAGTAGATATACGTTCTTTTTCTAATGTTGACTCTGCTAATAAAATACCGCCCTTAGTTTTAGCTTTACGGCTAAAAGGTAGGATAAGCATTCTATAACCTGTGGGTTGAGGTAGTTTACTCTGTAACTCCTCATCACTATGTATTTCTTCGGGGGTGAAGGTTTTTTCTTCTACTTGTGCTTCAAGTTTTACGTCCTTGAATCTTTCTACTGTGTCAGGTATAGGTTGACCACCTTTACCAAAACTTGCGACTTCTTTAGTCATATTCTTCTTCCTTTTTGTGCAGGTCTCTAATACTGTGAATCGCAAACGACAGACCTGTTATTTCGCCTACGACTTTTTGATAACTTTCAAAGTTTTGTATATTACCTGCTGCTAGAGAATCTTTTAATTGTTCTTGCCGTTCCTCAAGTAATTTTAATAATTTATCCATTATGCCCAAACTTTAGTTTTAGTACCGCCATTATACTCTACTGCGTGACCTTCGTTAATAAGTTTTTGACAAATATCTTCACCTTCTATAGTGTGAGGTATGCCTAATATTCTGCCGTATTTACCTTTACCTAGTGATTTAACCTGTAGTTTAGTACCGCAAAGTTCTTTTAAACGTTCCTTAGCTTTTAAACCTAACGCTTTTTCTGCTAAGTTACGGGTACGTGATTCAGGGGTATCAATACCAGCTAACCTAACTCTTTGTTTAACTAAAGTTACGCTAAACCCTAAATCAATATCTACGTCTATAGTATCACCATCTATCACCCTTACTAGTGTGCAGTTATAGTAATAGGGATCACTCATCAACAGCCCCAGTCTCTACGTGCCCAGTAGTTAGCTTTCATTCTATCGCTACCTAAACCTTTACTACGTGAGCAGTAAGCTTTTTTACGTTTGGGGTCATTTTTATGCATACCTAAATTAGCGTCCCCAAAAGTTATTTTTTTAACTTTACCAGTACTAGGGTTTTTAACAAAAACTACTTTACGTTTTTTACCGTACCCCGTCTCACCTTTACGTAAAGGTCTAGGAGTATTTAGTTTTACTGTTTTACCCTGATACTTAGCCATTATAGCATTTTAGTTTTTTTACGCTTATTCTCCATAACAGCACCACAAGCTCTAGCTATAACTCCGCCCTTATTCTTTTTAACCGGAGTTTGACTATCTTTAGCCATAGCTTTTTCAATAGCTAAACCTCTAGCCTTTTCATAGGATGATAATCTGCCGTCTCTATTTAGATCAGCTTTGCTAGTGTTTTTCAACTTACGTTCTTGACTATTATTCATGACTCCACCTCCTGTGGATTTTTTAGTTCTTTTTTTCTTCTTACCTTTACCTAAAAGGTCAGCGTCAGCTTTACGTGCACCGCCTTTACCAGTAGCGAAACTTCTTACCCTACCACAGCCCCATGAGTGTGAG